TAGTCCTTGCCAAACAGTTCCTTGTATGACCCATTGACACCAAGGCTTCCAATATCTAAAACCTTGGATTTCTTGGTTGTGTGGCTCATTGCAAAAGCTTTCATTTCTGACATGCTTTCTGGATGCATTTTTATACTCCTTTCGTTAAGTTGTTTTTTCCATCGTTACTCGATATTGAATCGTGTATTGCCAGACCTTCGCCTCGGTATCGCGCAGCAGGTAGGCCCAGGTTCTTTCCATTCGTAAAAACGTGTAGCCGGTCACAGCAAGGGTACACTCATCATACAGTGCCGCGAGATTATCAAAATAGGTGCATATGTTCGTGGCGCTTCTGTCCTCGGTATAAATCGAAAACTGAATGATTGTGCTGAATAGCTTTTGATCACCAAAATAATAATCGGGTGAATCACCGATCATGTAATAGACCGCATAGGGAAGTTCCTCTTCCTGTCTCGCTTCGTGCAGCCGGAGCCGTCCACCGAGATTCGTGTAAATAGCTGGTGCACCAGTTGTAAATTTTGAATAAATGCCTGTGAATAATTGTTTCATATCAAGTCCACAAAAAGGTCTTTGATAAACTTCTTGTTCTGGTTCAACGGAGTCCTGAGGTATGGAATCGGAACATTATTGATTGACCCAAGCTCAACGAATGTCGCATAAAACCTTGTACGGTTTCCAGGGCCCTGTGCTTCAACCGCCCAGCCACCACCCTTAAACCTACTTGATTTTAGATTGATCTCACTGGCCAGCTTGCCGGTCGGGTGCTTCGCATTCGCTTTAATGAATCGCTTGCTATCCTTTTCCAGCTTTTCAGCCGCCTTCTTTGCAGCACCATCCGTGGCCTTGGCTGTCAAGGTTACAAGGGCAGCAATATCAAGGTCTAATTTTATATCGATTGACATTAGACATTCTCCTCTGCCATTATCTCAAGAGAGACGTTCCGCTCATCCGGGTTTCTGAGCCCGATTATCTTAAATGTCCGTGTCCGGTAAACGATCCGCATCTCTGCCGTAATCCCTGATTGATATCGCATCCAGATCCGATGAACCGTTTCAAGCCCGAGCTTTCTGAATTCAACCCGCTCCTCACCTTTGACCGGGCTTATCTGTGCGAATGCTGTTGTGTGTTCCGACCAGACCTCTGCAACACCGCCCATGCCATCGCCAGTGCCCTCAGTCGTTTGCTCGATGGTTATCTTATGCCTTAGTGCCCCGGCTCTCATGTGAACACCCCATGGACTTTGTATGGCCATAGCCAATCTGATACGATATTTACCTTTGCAACACTGAACCCCTGGCCGATGCTCATGGTCTCGCGGTTCTCGTATGCATCAGATATTAGAAATTTGATGGCGTGCTTGATTGTGGCTTTCACGTCGCTACCGGTAAGACCATACCCACAAATATATTCGATCTCAATCGGATCGCTCGGTGACAGGGTTACTGACGGCCAAGTCTCTCCGTACCTCAAAACCACTTTACCCGGGTCGCTGTTTATGTCTACCAGATAATAATCCGCTGCTGAAAATGTCGCCTCAACCTCTGCTGAGTTAGTATATTTTATGGCCGTCACGCTCTGCAGACCACCATAGGGCAGTCTTATAAAATCACCTACTGGCCAATCGTCAGGGTAATAATACCATGTCTGTGTGATCAGCTTGCGCCGGGTTATCTGCTGGACCCTTTCGGTTGCCACGGTTACGAGAGACTTGATATAATCATCGTCTTCGGTGGCTCCTACCGTAACCCGCAGATGTTCCTTTGCCTCTTTCAATGATACCGGTTCTTTTATCGCTGCTGTTTTCAATACAGTTTTCATGCTGCTATGTCCTTTGCGTAGACACGAGTGTAATCAAACTCATCAACCGCACCGCCACCGAAAGTTAGCACAAACTCAAGTGAATACCGGCCAGCGCCTTCAATGGCCGGATAGGTAAGCGGAACAGTTACCACAGTTGTTGTGTTCGTATTTCCACCAGCAACAATTTCAACATTCTCAGACCCAGCCTCATTGAATGCCTTGACCACTGCACTGGCAATAGTATCACCAAAGGGTATCGCTCCATCGTTAGCCGTCGCGCTGGTGCAAATCGCAAATGTAAAAACATATGGTACGGCACTGCTTGCAGGTTGTAACCGGATAGTTTTTGTGCCCTGAAATGAGTCTGCCATAATCAACCACCCGCCTTTGCGTCAAAGTTAAATGTCCTTGGACATGCATCAAAATTAAATGTCCTTGGGCATGCATCAAAATTAAATAATGGAAAGGGAATATAATAAGCTCCGATCTCCCACTGTGGATCATTGTCCCTTGTTACAACTCCATCTGGCCATGTTGTAGATGGGTCAAGAATGTAGGTATAATCATTACCCAAATCTACCCCTGCATTGATTACTGGTGAACCTGATTGAAGCGTAAAATCACCAGAGCCAGGGTTATTTAATAGTGGATCTGCTTCGGCGGAATTTGCGTCTTGTGATGAATTCGTCTTCCAATCAGCGAAATTATAATCAGTCCCGCCCCAATCAAAAGGGGTGCCCGATGCACTATAATAATAATTATAATCTATTTCTGTGCCTGTCTGAGAATCAGCAGAAACTGAAATGTATTTATCGTTATAAAAAATATTATTCTTTATCAAAGTTGCTGTAGAGGCATTCGATAGTTCGGCAGCATAATCACCAGACGAACCATAAACCGTATTGTTGTAAATATAATTTGTCGTCGACGCATCTAACTTAACAAACTTTCCAGTAAAGCCGGTTGCATCCCAAACATTACCATGAACAGACAGCGTTGAGTGGTCTGTAGCCCGAATAAAGTCTGTCCCTTCTCCGTGTATGTAGTTATAGCGAACTGTTGTCGTCGTAGTCCCGGCATCATAAATAATTATTGTCCATGCATCCCCAGCGCCACTAACAAGCTCACATTTTTCAACGAGGTTCCGCTCTGATTGCCCATGAACAACAATCAAACCCCCATTTCCCCCAGAAACATAGCTATTTTTTAATGTGTTGTCGTCTGCATGGGTGCCGAAAAATGAAACGGGTGCCGTTGACGATGAATCAGAAAGAATGCAATTATCTGCAATACAGTTGGCACCAAATGAATAAAATGAGAGACAATGCCGCCTGTGGTCAGAAGATGTCAAATTTTGCACTACATTATAGCTGCCGTAAAGTTTTATTCCACCCAGCGTACTCGCATCACCAAATGTTCGTTGGCAGGTAATGCCGTCTATCGTTATATAATCTTCTCCATTATCATAAATATTTTCGGTCCTGTTGCCGCACTCAACTGTGTAACCAGCAGGGGTGTCATCTCCTGAAGCATGCACATAGATTCTATTATTGCCATTGTCGTGATAGAATGAACCGGTTGCCGCATCACACGCACCTATATTTGCGGCAATTGTCAAACGGGTACCATCCTCCCAAACCATGTCTTCCATGTCCACATTTTGATTATAAGTAGCATGCCAAGACCCCGCGCCAGTCGCTGTCCAGCCGGCACCACCGACCACATCCGCACCGCTAATAACCGGACTATCACCGCTTGCCGCTGCATATATAATAACATTCCCAATGCTCCCACTTGACGGAATGACCATCTCATCTCTATATATCCCTCCATCATCACATAAATAGATATTGTCGCCTGCGCTAAATGTTTCTGCGTTATGAGTGGCAATGCTCATGCAAGTCGCCTGGATGCCGCACACACCAATTGCAGCGGCTTTATTTGGTGCGGTTCCATCTGCCCTCATGTAATAATCAGCCATTTATTGTTCCTTCATGCTTTTAAAACCTAAACAGACGCAATGGTATCACCAAGGGAAATCGCTCCATCGTTGGCAGTTGCTATAAAATTAAATGTTTTATCTGCTGCTGTAAAATCCCATACAGGCATATGAACTCCTCCAGTTATTCAACTATCTGTAATCCTTCTGCCGGATGGTGTCCCGATAAATACTTATCTACACATGATTGCTCGCAATAATAAATAATTGATGGATCACTATGCAGCCCTTCTGTATCATGTGCCTTCAAAAAGATTCCACCATATTGCAAATCACTTCTTTCAATTTCAAAATATCCTTCTGTGACGGTAGTGTGTGGATCAATTATCTTTACGATACCATCACGGATTAATTCAACTGAATAATGAGAAAGATCCGGCTCACCATTGGGTGCCCAGCGTAAGAAAACAAGGACATATAAAATTGTAATCAGCGCCCCGTATTTTCTCATATCGTCCCTCCGACAAAACAAAAACCGCCTGGGTTATTTACGGGACAATCCCCATACCAGTCGCAGTCTGAGTTTTTGTCGGTTCGTAAGGGTCCGACCATGCTATATCCCCCCAAGAAGAAATTGCCTTCAATCGGAAAACATGGGCACCGGCTGCCAGGCTATCAACATTATATAAAACGCTTCCGTCTGCCTCTGCCGCCAATCCCTCCGCAACAAGAATTCCATCAACTTCAACATCATAAGATGTCACCCCAGCCTGTGCAGCACACACGAGAGAATACGCGCTGGCTGTCCCGACAAATGCAAACATAATAAATGCAACTATTAGTAATTTTTTAAAAGTCATGATGTCTCCTTGTTGTTATCCGAAAAAAAAGACCTTCCCGGTATCAACCTCACGCCAACGGCTACCATTGGGAACAGAATCCCCAGCCGCAGCCGTTGGCTTTGTTTCGGTTGAAAGACCGGAAAAAGTCTTTATGCTTTGTTCAAAGAAGTCCATGCCAGAAGCTCCTTAATAAGCCGCTTCCACATAAGCTCCATCGGACACAGGAACATAAAACAGTGAATGAAAAACAGTTCCGGTGAGCATGTCGGCAATTGTGGTCAAATGTCCGATGGTCGAAACCGCATCTTTATACCCAACAACTATCGGATCCCCAAGACCAATTCCCATATCAGACACACCAGCGCTACCTGTAATTACATGATTTGATCCAGCCACAGCACCACCAGACCAGAGCACCCTTGCACCTTCAGTCATGCTTGCAATGGATAAGCTCACCAATCCCAGCTTTGTTGATGCTATTGCACCGCCTGTGTGTAGCAGGCAGGAATATGTATATTGAAACAGCGTTGCAGCAGCCCCCAAGACTGCCACTACCTCCATGAACATGTGCTTTATCATTACGGTTCCGTAGACATTAAAGTCTTCAACCTGCGCCTGGTGCAGGTGTACCAGATCAGATACATCTACATTCGATGTGTCAACCCGCATACCCAGGACCAGATCCCCAATTCTCGCTCTTGTACTTGGTGCATAGTTAGCCATTTGTCAGCTACCTCCATCTGTAAAAGGTTATTTCCTTATGGCGTTCTCTTTTTTGCCAAACTTCTTATTCTTCAAGAGACCAGATTTTTTCTTTTCATCAGCTTCAGCCTTCAGAGCATTGGCCTTTTCATCAGCTTCAGCTTTTTTTTCAGCTTCTTTTTCAGCGCGAGCCTTGATCAATCTCTCATTTGCAAGGTACTCGGTATATGGAATCGCAACGCCCAGGTCGCACATCTTCACGCCCATGGTCCTTTCCATTGTTTTATGATGCTCACCGGCCTTATAAATATCATAAGACTTTGTGAATACAATATACATTGATGACCTCCTTTCAAACGGGGCAACCCCATGGTTAGGGCTGCCCCGTTTTCATTTTACGCTACTGCTGTAGGCGGTGTCACCTGTTGGTACCGGATTCCGTCAAGCATGTACAGGACAGACACAATGTTACCAGCATCGCCACCAGATGAGCCGAGGTGGATCCAGTCACGGCCATCGGTAAGGATATCAGCCGGGATATAGAGGCAGGCCACAACGTTGTTGCCAGCTGTCTCGCCATCAAGGGTCAATGTAACTGCATCGGTCTGCCGGGTCATGACATCACTGGTCTGGGCTGTAATGTTCTCCCAGATAGGAAACACAACCGCGAGCGGATAGGTTCCGGCGGCAGCCTCGACAGCCGTGGCGCCCTCGTGAACAGTCAAGACCAATTGGTTTGCATCGACAGCGTAATCCTCATGGATTATAATCAGGCACCCGTTAGCGTTCACCAGCTTAATGGCGTCTGAAGTATCAACCAGAGCATTGGATGCGGCGGGCTCATGCCCTTCGATTACCGGAAATGTTTCTGGACACAAATTCATCATTTTATTTACCTCGCTTTCTTAAGTTAATTGGTTAATAGTTTTACCGCTTCTTTGCATTAAGGCACTGTACCAGCCCCCCGACCATTCCCTATTATGGCTCGCTATTCCATTGCAGCTTCCACAAACAGAAATGAGATTGTCAGGATGGCAGTTTTCCTTGTTATGATCAATATGGTGCACTAAAATTCGATTGCTTGTTTTAAGACAAACTGGGTTTTGACATTTATACCCATCACGCCCTAATATCTCTTTCCTGACAACTCTCCATGAAGAACAATATGGGTCTACTGATATACCGCCGCGCCAATTACAATTACCTTCACCAGAGTTGGCGATTGCGACACAAGCATTTGAGCAAAACTGCCGTCCTCCTCTGCTTGCCTGCGACAAGGGTTTTGAAACTTCTTTTCCGCAAATATGACAGTTGACAGTCTGCTGTCGTTTTAGCCCTTCGTGCAGACAGGCTTGATCACAATAATTGCGTTCTGCTTTAGCGCATGGATAAACCATCAAAGACTTTCCGCAGAATGCACATTCTGTCTCAACCTTAGGTACATAGTTTGGATTGTTTTTGCCTTGGAAAGAACCACTCGCCGTTACCCATTTTCCCTTACATTCAAAGTTGCAAAAGAAGTTCTTTATCTGTTTTCCATTTTTTTTCGTATGGGCATTCGGCACTTTTTTTTCTTTCCCACAATAAGCACAACTGACGAGAATAGAACGTGATTTAATTTCAACACCATGCGATTTAAACCAGTTGCATACTGTAGTTGTTGAATACCCCAGGCGACCCGCTATTTTGTTGGCACTCAAGCCACCTTCATATAACTCAATAGCTCTTTTTTGTACCTGGAGTGGCGCTCGCTTATAAAAAGACGATGAGCGAATGCTAAATCCATATTTATGTAAATATCTTAAAACGCAATTCGGCGAAACGTTTAATGCCTTTGAGATTTCCTTGCATGACAATCCCTTACTGATATACAAATCATGTAATTCTTTCTTGCTGTAATTTTTAGCCTTGAAAGTATCTCTGGCTTTTATCCCATGTCGCTTAAATAGCCATGGCATTGACCCATTGGGAACGTTGAGTTTTTTTCCGATTTCTGCTTGTGTCAAGCCTTTTTCCCAATATAAAAAAGCCAAGGTTTCTTTTGATATTTTTACTTTATGCAAAGAAGCGGTTTTCATTTTAATTCCTTCCCTGCTTACATGTAACGTAAGCAGGGGATAATGTCAATAATAACTAATGCTTATCCAGCCCTTTCAGCTAATTTTATAAAATGGCTGAGGTCATTTGTACCTTTATAGGGAGTGATTTTGTTTCCAAGCACGGGCTGGCCGTCCGCCCGGATCACAAATCTAAACACACTTTCATCCGCCAAAAATTGTACGTGGATGCTGACATCCGATTTCATGCCACCCTTGTCGATCATCTTGTACTTGGAGAAATCGCAGAGCATGATGTCGCCGGTATCGCCAACCGTTGCACATTGTTCAATGGGCACAACGGGTCTGCCAAACAGGGTGCTATAGGGCTGTGCAGAAGCACCACCAGCAGGCATGTAAACCGGAACACCGCCAGTACCGACTGCGAGTGACATGGAATTCAACTGCGGCTCACAATCCTGGTTTATAATCCAGATCGAATTGGGTCTTGAACTCGCCATGATCCGCGAATACATTTTCAAGACGTTCTCGTAAACAATGGTATCAGCAGCCTGTCCTGCCTCCTTTGCAACCGAAACCATACAACCGGAATTCAGGATGCCCAGCGGCTGACCGGCACCAGTTCCATTGATAATCGCATCGGTCAGTTTAAAGTTAAACTCATCCCTGAAACCTTCATTTACGGTCTGGGCCAGTGCCTGAGCATCTTCGAGCAGTTCATCGGTGGCATAACAAAGGCCAATCAATTTATGCAGGGTCAATTCAATCCGTCTGAACGTAGGCTGCGATGCAACCTTTGTTTGTCCCTCAGCTTTCCAGTAAGCCAGAATTCCCCCCGCACGCGAACCATTTACACGCGACGTCTCATCTAACCCATTGAACTTCATGCCGTTCTTGTTGCCGGAGAGGGTCACCCTTGAAACTTTGGGCAAAATCATTCCAGATTCCCACACGTTTTTGATAATTTCAGATGAAGTCTCGGACTCTACCAGGAACCCACCATCGGAGGGAACGTACTCAGAAAGCCCGGTGCCAGCTCTTGTTGACAGTCTCGGATCAACCTGTCTGCCGGGAATTGCGGCCTGAATAACCGCCTGGTAAAACTCACCAGCAGAGGTGAAGTGATCCCGTTTGTCGCGGATCTGTTTATCTTTCTTGGAATCGACTGGGGTTTTATCGGGTGCGGTGTCTGATTCCTTCAACCGGTCAATGGTTTCACGCGAGCGAAGCTCAAAGGCCAGCACTTTTTCAAGTTCCTGGACATCATCCATATACCCGGAGCCCACTTCTTGCTCTTCGGGTGATGGGTTGCGGTTCTCGGAAATGCACAGAGCCCGCAAGTCGCCAGCCTTTTTCATCAAGTTGGCAATATCCTGTCTAATTTCTTTGACTGTCTGCATGAGTCAGTCTCCTTTCTCGAATCGTTTTTCGGTTTCCCGAATTCTTGTCAATAAATCATCATCAGTCGAGTCGTCCGATTTTGGGAGCTTAGGCTCATCGTCCGCGCTATCATCGTCAGGGAGCATAGGCTCTAACGACGACCTGAATTCTATTAACAGCTCTTTAAATCTGAGCATGTCTGCTTCGGTTTTTAGTTCAACCGTCTCTCCGTCCACAAGGATTTCAATTGGGAGAAATCTATCGGCATCTCCCTGAACCTCTTTTGCCAGGGCCAGCGACCGTAGCGCGACAGTTGTATCAGTGTATGCCGGAAACGTAACCGGAGAAACATCAAACACTTCCCTTACTTCGGTTATTGTCCTGGTCGGCTTATCGGTGTCCAGGCCATCCCATTCATCAGAGGCAATTGTAAAGCCGAAAGATTGCTGATTTATATCGCCGCGCTCAATCGGTGTCAGGACCATATCCCTTATGATCTGGGTATCGGGTGGTTGCACCGACATGAACAGCCCGACTTTATCCTCTTTCAATTCCAGGGTGCCGGATGACTGTCTGCCCAGGACATAATTTGCATCATGGTTAAACAGGGCTCGGGCGTCGGAAATCTTCAAGGCGTTCTTAAATGCGCCTTTGGCAACACGCTCCACAAACCCCATGTCCTCAGAATCTTTGTCAAAAACTGACGCATACCCCTCGATTTTTGGCAGGGCTCCGTCTTCTTTGCGACTGATACGTAGCTCGACTTTTCTGGTCCGAAGCTCAACATCATTTTTGACCCCGGCACCGAGCAATTCTTTTATGCGATCACGTTTTTGCTTATCCATTTGATTCTCCTTTAACCTATTGAAATATAACAATCACATCCACGGTGGAGCGGAGGATGTGTTTTCATTCCCCATACCTTCATCGGTTCACTGTCTCCACCAGGCTCAACATTATCACCTGATTCGACAAAGGGCTCACCGGATGCAACCCGGCGCCCGTTAAGTTCCTGGCAATATGGGCAGGTTTTTGCACCGCGTATCCTCCAGACAGAAGCAAGGCCAGCCGCAGCACCAACGAAAACAAAAGCGGCACCAGACGCCCTGACGGTTTCGTTTAAAACAATCTTATCGGCTCTGGTTTCAAGCCACTCATCTGCCCTGATATCAAGATCAGATAGCTCACCTTCAAGCAATGCAACCATCTGCTCTCTGGAAGACTGAACATGCCGTTCCGCATAACCGGAGATATAACTTGAAATCTCATCCCCAACATCTATGTCATCAGCGCCAATCTCGCTTATACCCGCATCGGCTATGGCAAGCATGAATGTACGCAGAACCGGGCCCATCTTTTTTTCTATATAATCTGGAAACTTATTATAAAAGTCTTCAAGAAAGTCGTGCATGATATCTGTTTGAGCTGACCGGGCAGCCAGTTTTCTTTTTATCGTCTTGACTTCCCGGTTTACAACGGCCTGGGCAGCATCCCTAATTAGCGGCTTATATCTTTTAGCTAATCGGTCACGAACAATAATCGATCTTGTGCCGCGCTTTCTGGTAAAAAACGACTGTAAGGACTTCATTTCATCTGGTTCTGGTTCGTCCGGTGCATCTTTCACCGGGATATCACCGACACCCCCACCTTTCTGGTCCATCACTGCCGCATCTTTCATCGGGATCATGTTCAGCATGATATAGGCTTCATCAGCGCCCTCGACATCATCATACGGGTTCATGTTTTCTTTTCCCCGAATCTCATTTGGGGTGATGCCTCCGACCTGAAACAGTTTATTGTAATAAGCTGCCCTTGCCTCTGAGTCACCCCTAAGAAGCGCCTGAACCATGAATTCAAAGAACAGGCCCGACATACGCTCTTCTTTGGTTAAGAGCTGCTGGCCGATGCATGATTCCCATCTGACCAGCCAATGCATCAAGCACGAATCGACATATGAAGAGTTTTCTTGCTCAAGATTATTGTAGTTTGAGTTCTGGCCATGTATCGCTATTTTATGAGGCGGCACATGATACATTCCACAGACTTCGATTTTTTGATGATCTCTCGCCTGCAAAAATTGGGCGTCTTCCATGCTCATGTTAATCGGCTGATATTGTTCGCCGTTTTGCATAAACATCAGCGTATGGCTTTTGCCGAGTCCCGAATATTGCTCTTTAACGGTTTTTATGTATTCCTCTCGCTTCTCTCCGAGATTGACATCGGGAGGAAGTGATAAAATTCCACTCGGGTGTGTTCCTTCCCCGAAAAACCGTGATCCATACGTTTCTGCTGCAATTCCATGGCTGATCGCTTCACGTGCTATGTTGATCATTGACATTCCGACAAGGCCATTGAACCCGTACCCTGGAATATGAAAAATCTGGTCACGGTTACGGGTGACGTCTTTGCCATTGACTCTGTATTTATAGACAATTCTGCCCCCTGCCCTCATGGCATCGACAGCGCCAGGGTTCGGTAATAGCCAAAGCCCGGTGATAGCGCCTGTTTTGTCACGCTCAATGTACGAATACGAGTTGCCCCACAAAAGCAGGTGCCCCTGAGCCGCCTCACGAAAATTAAAAGACGTGGTTTCTTCATTCGGCGCATTGTTCATGATATCGAATAACGGATGATCGACAATAATATCTTTGCCACCATCTGGCCGCCGCTTGTATAATCTCAGCGGCAACCGCGCCACATCCCCGGCTATCAGCGTGACACATGCAAACACCGTCAGATACTTCAATGCTGATTGCTCATCGACAGGGACACCGGCCTGCGTCGGTGGTGTTATGCCACTATACCAATAATCACTCGTAGGACCGTATTTTGACCGAGATATGATTCTCGGCATCAAGTTCGGCATTATGCTCATTTATAGATACCTATTTTTTCGGTTCCGACAGATTCAAGGCGATCCCCATGCTAAACACCAGTGCCCCGACCGCAGAGAGAGCAACACCCTTGCCCAGCCAAAAAAAAAGACCGGTGCCTATAAGGACCAGTCCTAAAAATATTATTACGTCTGAAACGCTTGGCTTCATGCTAAAAACCCATTTTGCTTGCTCCCGGTTGCGTGCAAATCGCTCTTTGACGCTCAATTCAATGGGATTTTTTCAAACAAAATGGGCTTTGTCAACGAAAAGGTTACAATTATGTAATTTATGGGTTGTTTGTTACAATTTTGGCTCTCATGGCTCCTCCCTATGAAAAACCGGGTTCAACATAGGAATTTTCTCTCCCTCTGCCACATCCGGGAATGAATCGCTTATGAATACGACCTCAAGCGTTTTGGAAAAATCAAAGCCTGGTAACAGGTTCATACCAACGACCTCGGCATCTTCTGGCAGGCCGTCCGAGACAGACCACAAGCGTTTTGTTGCCCTTGTTCGCAATACATCAGCAAGATAATCGATAGATATGTGTACTGTTTTTAGTTTTTTCATGGTTGCTCCCCTACAACTCGATTTTCATTTCCATCTTGAATGGAGGATCAGGATTTCCATTATACATCAAATGCCCGAAGGTCTGCATCAATTTCCACAATTGCCACTTACTATAGCCATCTTTATCCGTATCGGGTAAATCTCTATATTCATGAGGGATATTGTACTCATCCATGCTTTTTAATATTTCCTTTTTCCCTGCGTTGGTCAATCTCACATGAACATAATGATTTATATTAAATTTTGTCACTTTGCTCCTCCTGTTTCGTTATTTGATTCACATCGCCACCGGCATCCTGACCACATGCCTTGGCTTTTCTCTCAACAATCGGTCCAATCCCAACAAAATACCGACAATTCCGTCAATCTTCCCCTGGGATTTGTCCTTATTCGGTTTCATGTTGCCTGCCGGGTCTTTGCTCACAGACACCGAATCGGCCATGAATCTCAGTATCGGGTTGCCCCCATGATTGAGCTTTCGTTTCAACAACCGGCTTTCAAACTCCTTACAGGGGCCAGCCATGCCGTAAAACCCCATCCCACATGACACCACTTTAGGCGCTTCTTTCGTGCCCCCGAGCGTTATATCCAGCTTTTGGCTGAATTCATACCCCTGAAACAGTCTATCAACCGCGATTGAATTGACTTTAAATTTAGCCAGATCCTTTTCAATGGCCGCTCTTACATAGTCATAATCTATGGCGTCACCCTCAGTTGCTTCGATCAGTCCAGCCTTTTCCCATGCCTGATATTGGTCCCTGTACTTGTTTTTGGTGTCGTATATCTTTGATTTCGGGCACCACACCCGGATAAGAACGTCTAAAAGCTCTGGATCCACTTCATCAGGGAACAACATAACCCAAACCGTAAGGTCTGAATATGCAGAGAGGTCGATTCCACCGTGGCAGACCTTGCCGATCAGTTTGTCTTCGTCAATTTCCCTGATATTGTTTTCATCCCATAGTTGCAGGCCTATCCACCTTGTCGCCTGCTGTGTCCAGATATCCATGCGCTTCGTCAAGAAATTGTTCTGTGATGCTGGAATCTCAGCCGCATATTTCGCTTTTTTCCTAACATCGTCCAGCTTTGTCATGTACCCGGGGATCTGATCACCGTTCTTGTCAATGCCGTATCGGGTGCCTGATTTCGTAATGCCGCACAGCCCAGGCATGGGCTTAATCCAATTGTCTTCGTCTTGCCAATCATCTTCTTTTTCATCGTCCGGGCAGTTCGCTATCCTTGTTTTCAGATCCGGCCAGTCTTTCTTGGTGTCCAGGGTGAAGATTATGCCGAAAAAGGTGTCATCCTCCACAATATCCTTGAGGATCCGGGTTAGATACTCCCGGCGCTGATAGCAAACCCCGTTTTGATCAAAACCTGCAGTCGTGATAATCAGGATCATGGGTTGCGATCTGGCACCCACAGAATCATCAACGAGATCGTGAACTGCAGGTGTCGGGTGTGCGTGTAGCTCATCAAGTGCGGCGAAGTGGGTATCAAGACCGTCCAGGGATTTTGAATCACTTGAAAGCGGCTCACATTTTGACCAGCTACTTTCTATTGACAGGTTATGCTCGTAATATTTAATCAGTTTTGAAAACATAGACGGCTTTGTTAGATTCTTAATGTTATTCCAAACTATCTTGGCCTGATCCTTTTTCACGGCTGCCGAATATATTTCCGCTCCGTCTTCACCATCGGCAACAAAAAAGAACGCGGCAAGGCCACCGGCGAAAGTGCTGTTGTGGGTCGGTATAAATGATTCCGAAGCAAGAAATAGACTTGAAGGCGAATCGACCGAAATACACTTAACGGGGACAGACTCAACCTTTCTAATTGAAACGATCTGCCTATAAGAAGACCGCGTCTTTTTTACTGGCCTGATCTTCTGGCGCTCCAACTTTCGCCGCAATTTGAAAACAGGAATATCTTTAAACGATTTAAATGCAACTTTATATGCCGGGCCGCAGTCTTTGCCATTGCACCACGCCGTCGATTTTCTGATAACAGCCTTAAGGCCAATTGTTAAAACAAGCTCTTTCACATCGAGTGCGAGCACTTCTTTTGTTGATGTAAATTCGCAACGACCTCTTTCATCGATAGTCCCGTCTGTATCCATTAGCCCTTGCAAAAGAGATAACCGCTGAAAGAAATCACCCCGAAGATATTGTTTTGGTATGTGCTTATTTCTTAAAACACCAAGGCGGGTCAGTCGGCCCTGAAAAGAAAAATGTTTATATGGCGGCAGTGGTTGCCCCTTGCGTCTGGCTGCATCGCAAATATTATTACAAATCCTGCAGTGGGCGTCTTGGGTCTGGTTCCCTGCCTTCGGGTGCCCTCTCCGGCAATGGGATGCCTTTTTTTTATCATATACACCCAACGCAACGGAGAATGCCGACGATTTTGTGCTTGGTCGCCAACGGCTTATACCAACACCCTCTTTTGCAATCTCAATAATTGTTTGGGAGTCGTTCGGGTGAAATGTCAGCCTGGCCCCACTCGAATCGCCATCTCCAAGCCAGCAGCCAAGTGTATATGGTGGAATTTCAAAATCCATGCTGCTTGTTTTTAAAGCTCCGCCAACTTCTATTTTATGGTTCCATTCAACTTTATTATTGAGCGGGTTCGCTTCGATTGTTTTTAAAATTTGTTCTGTTGTCCTGGCCGCTTTGTGTTTTGGCCTTCCTGCCCATGGTCCCTTCCTGCCATTAAATTTATTCTTTGCCATGGTTTGCCAGAGGTGTCCGGCATCGGCGACTATCTCTGTGCCATCCGAAAAAACAACAGCATAACAATCCCTATTTTTAAAAATATTAGTGGTGCTGGTTATTCTGCATATATTCCCACGGTCATCAAACAGTTTGTCCCCAATCCGTAAACCACCAACTGTCGACCATCCATCGGGGGTTGGGATTTTTGTATTAAGCGACAGGGCCTTCGCTCCCTTCCTTCCCATCTCAATATATCCGGTCCTGAATCGCCTGGTGCCGTCTTCGCGCATCCATCCCATGAGATTTGAAACGATAAACTGATAATGGGGTGCTAATACAAACTCCTTGCCCTTGTACTCTCGGCCCTTCCAGAGTTTTAGGTGGCTGAAAAATTCAAGAGCATAGTTCGCGGCGTCCTCGTCGAAATACAGACCGCGCTCATGGCCATGCTCTAAATCGTCAAGGTGTCGCTGACAGGCCAGCTTCACCCATTTGCACGCAAGGATTTTGCCGGACAGGACATCGTTAGCGTATTTTTCAGATGCGTGCATTTATCAAACCCCACGGTCTGCAACTTCCATCCCCGTTCATCATTTCCTGGTCCAGGGCTTCAGCACACGCTTTTGATATTTCTTTGCGGAGATAGAGTTCCATGTCTATTATACGATCACCCAATAATTCAGAGGACATATACAAGCCTTCAGGAAGAATTAGGGGAGGTTTTTGTATTGTGGCTTCCAGGGCCTTGAATGGGAATAGGGAAGCGAAGCCCATGAACTTAAGAAATGTTCGTCTTTTCATAGCCGCTTTCCTTCCGTGATAAAGTCGCACAATGCTATAATTATTTTTTCAGAATGCGATAAGGGCTCACACGCCTTGCCAGGGGGTTGCCTTCTTTGGATATAAATCCAATCATCTGTTTTGATATAATACTCTTTCTTGCCAATCCCTATGATTTCAATAATCTTCATGGCTATTCCTTTCCAACCCTAAGTTCAACAACCCCGAATATTCTTTCGGTTTCAATGCCATCTTTAAGTGGCGTCAACATTACTTCACCGGCATCGTCCGTGACATATCTGTCTATAAACCCTTTTTCCTCGTCAGCCGTAAACGCATGATCGATCTTTTCGCCGTTTAGGTATGGCTGATACCGATGGGCTTGTTTGTGATATCCAGAATCATTCTTTCTGACCGACATTCTCATTCCACTCTTCCTTTTTCATATATGCCAAATATTCAGGCGTCTCGGTTTCCGTTTCGACAACGCTGATCGTTTTCCATAATTGCATGGAAAAAACAACTCCCAGATATCCGCACGTGCAAGTTAGGTTCGGTCGCCCTTCGTCGGTTGATTCATATCGAATCGTTCGTCCACAAAAGTAACAGCCGTAAATGAAAGTCTGCCGGTTCATCATTTCACCACCTTTGGTTGCCCACCCTTTCTGAGATAATCTTTCAGGGGGTCTGCTTTGTTATCACCAGAATGTAGCTCAACTCGTGACCGGCTGCTCGGGGTCATGCCAAACTCAGCTAATATTTTCATCATTGCCGCGCTTTCTTTTGCCTGGCTTGTCAAATATGGCGACATCATGGGGAATCCGGACTGCGCCTTGATAATCATTCCATTTTCCTTTAAGTCATTGGTTGCATCAATCCAGTTCTGATAGTGTTGGCAAAGAAGATTGAACGCGGACAAATCTATTGCGGTGAGTAGGCCGAGCTTTATGAGCCGCTTGCCCATGCTACGGTAATATTTTTTGCCAGCATCGTTCAAAAACGCCGGAACTTGTGGTAGCTTTAACAAAGTGTCTGGTTTTGGCTCATTCTTTGGCAGCGCTCGCTTGCCTGGGTTGCCTGTCAATATTCTTTTTTTAGTTGGTGTCGGTCGCCTTCCTGGTTTAGCCATTTTGTCCTCCTTGTGGCTGGAATAGTTTGTTGCAAACAACACAATTCCTTTTTTTTAATTTATTTCTTTTCGCTGCGCATAGCCAACAACAATATTTTTGTTCTTTTCTGGTCGTCTCGAAACATATCAAACATTTCTGACATCTTTTTATTAACAATTTCCGCGTCTTGGGTTGTCCAAACCTTTTACCGCCCATTCAATATCCCCCTCATTCTATATTGCGGAAGCAAGCCTTTCAC